GGTAAGGACGCAGCGGTGGCAAAGGCGGCTACAGTTATGGCTTTATACGGCGAAAACTTCGACGCCTATAAGAAGGAGTTTTCTAATGCCTGAACCAATTTCTACCGGCGCCGCTATCTTAGGCGCGGGCGCGCTTAGCGCCGGCGCGGGGATATACGGGTCTAGCCAAGCAGCTAAAGCGCACAAAAGCGCCGCCAACCGCGCCGCCGACTCGCAAATGGCGATGTTCAATCGGCAGGTTGAATTGCAAGAGCCGTTTCGGCAAGGCGGCTTAACGGCGCAGAACCGGCTATTGACGCTGTTAGGACTTGAGGGTGGCGAAACCGGCGCACCTGATTACGGCCGGTATGCCAAAGATTTCTCCATGTCCGATTTCGAAGCCGACCCCGGCTACGGCTTTCGCATAAGCGAGGGTATGAAGGCGCTGGAACGGTCGGCGGCCGCCCGCGGCGGCCTGCTGTCCGGCGCCGCGATGAAAGGCATTACGCGGTTTGGGCAGGACACGGCGGCCAATGAATACACCGCCGCCTACAACCGTTATCAAGCCAACCGGGCCAACCAACTCAACCCGCTGCAAAGCCTGTACGGCGCCGGCCAGTCCAGCGCCAACTTGTTGTCCAACGCGGCGGGCCAAGCCGGCCAAGGTATGGCCAACGCTCAGATAGCCGGCGGGCAAGCCCGCGCGTCGGGTTACATAGGTGGCGCCAACGCCCTGACCAGCGCGCTTAACACCGGCGCGGGGCTGTACGTGCAGCGACCGCTGTACGAAGCTTTAGCGAACCGAAACTTTACCCCTGGTAACGCCATGCTGCCTTTTGTGGCAGGCGGGTTCAGCCCTTCGGCGCTTGATCCTACACAGTTCGGCGGCGCGGGCGCAGGTTAAGGAGTTAAGGCATGTCTGGTTCTCTCCCTCAACTCCAAACTTTCCAGCTTCCTGACGTTGGCGGTGTTGTCAACGCCTTGCAGGGGTTGGAACTCAACCGTATGCGGTCGCAGCAGTTGCAGGGCGCGGAGCAGGAACGCAACAACCTACGGGCGGTTTTTGCGGACCCTAATTTTAACCCGTCGTCGCCCGACGCGGCCGCTCGTATTTTGCGGGCCGCGCCTAATACTGGCGCTCAAGTATTTAACGCTTTGACCGCAGGGCAACGCGAACAACGGCAAGCGCAAACGGCGCTAACCGAAAGTGAACTAAAACACATTGAACTCGGCCAAGCTCTTTTACGGCCGGTTCGTGATCTTCCTGAAGCTGAACGCCCCCGCGCCTACACTACTTGGTTGGCCGGCATGGAGCGCAGAATACCAGGCTTTAGCGCGTCCGCCCCCCGCGAGTATTCCGACGCCGGGTATTATACGCTGCTGGCAAAAGCTAGCGAAATCGTTGCAAACCAGCGTCCGCCCCAATACACAATAACGCCAACGTCTGGCGGCGTCATTGCCACGGACCCGAAAAACCCCACCAATTCCTTTTTTGTCCCCGCCGGCGATACGCCGCCGAACGCACCACCGCCGAACGCACCGCCCGCGCCCGGCGCCCCCGCCCCACGCGCCGCGGCGCCAGGGCTGACGCCGGCGCAACTGCAAGCGGCGCACATGCTGCGCGGGTTTGAAAGGTTTGAAGGCACGCCGTATTACGACGTGAACGCGTACCGTGGGGGCTTCGGCAGTGACCAAACCACGCGGGCCGACGGCACGGTCGTGCCAGTGCAACAGGGTATGACAATCAGCCGCGAGGACGCCGAACGCGATTTGGCGCGGCGCATCCCTGAGTTTACGCAGCGCGCCGAAAGAAACATTGGGGCGGAAAATTTTGCCCGCCTGCCGCCCAACGCGCAGGCCGCGTTAATTTCGATAGCGTACAACTACGGCCATATCCCTGAAAGCCTGCTCCCTGCTGCGCGGAGCGGCGATCTGACGGCGCTGTCGCAAGCGGTGGCGGCGCTGCCGGCCAACCCCAGCCGCCGCCAGAGCGAAGCCGCTGTCATCGCAGGGCAGGGGCCGCGGCTTGTTCAGGCTAACGCCATGGTGCCGAACGCCACACCCGCCAACGCCATGCTGGCGCCACCGGACGCGACGGTGGTGCCCCAACTCTTAGGCACACCTGAGTTTCCGGGGCTTCCAAGGCCAGCCACTTTAAGCGACGCCGATTTGCTTAAACGCATACGGGATGTGCAAAGTGATGAAGCCAAAGCCCGTATGCTTGAACAGATACGTCGTGAAACGGCGGCGTCGCGCGCGGTGGAAGAAGGGGAGAAGGCTGGATCAATTCGCCGGGGTCAGTTGACCGCCGAACAAGAACGTACGGACAGGGAAAAAACGGAAGGGCGCACACGACTTGAAAGTGTTTTGCGTGATATGTACACGCAATACGAACGCTTAAACGCGCGAGGGGGTATTCCTAGCGAAAGTCGTAGCGCAGGCGCCAACATCGGCGCGTTTGCTGCCGGTACTGCGCCTGGTCAAATGGTTGGGCGCGCGCTTGCTACACCGTCGCAAACGGCGCGTAATCAGATTGAGTCTTTACGCAACGAACTTCTTCAAGCGTTTAAGGCCGCTACTGGAATGGGGGCTAAAGAAGCAGATTCTAACGCGGATGTTCTGCGCCTTATGTCCGCTATGTCAGACACTACCATGAGCATTGAATCTGTCCGCGGCATTATGCAGAATTTCAGCAAACGGTATGGTTTAAAGGAGTTGAATTTCCCTGAAACAACGGCGCCAGCACCCGCCGCCGCGCCACGCGACGGTGTGCCGGATCAACGCCGCGGCGCGGCAACACCGGCGCAAGGGCAATACCGAGAAGGCCAAACAGCGACAGGGCCTAACGGACAGCGGGTTATCTTCCGCGGCGGTCAGTGGGTGCCAGTGCAATGAACGGCGCGCTACCCCCCGGTTTCACGGTAGACCGCGCGGCGCCGCAGCCCGCGGCAGATTTGCCGCCCGGCTTTACCCTCGATGCGCTGCCGCCTGGTTTTACCGTCGACCAGCCGGCGCCTGACACGTCCGTCGCTCAAAACGTGGGTGTCGCGGCACGCGCTGCGTACCCCTACGCGACCGCCGCCGGGCTTGGGGCTATGGCTGGCTCGCCGTTTGGTGGTCCGGTGGGCGCGGCGGTCGGTGCCGGGCTTGGCACGTTTGGGCTTGGCATTTCTGACCTCGCTACGATGGGATACAACGTCGCTACACCGTTGTTTGGCGGCAGCCGCATCCCACTGCCGTCCGAAAACATTCAGGCTTTGTACGAGCGCCTTGGCTTCGGCCGCCGCCCGCAGACACCAGAGCAGGAATTGCTGTCGGCGGGTGTGTCGGGCGCGACAAGCGGTGTAAGTCAGGCCGGCGCGTTCAACGTTCTGGCGCGGCAACTTTCACCGTCGGTGACGCGCAACGTGATGTCCACTTTAGGCCAACAGCCCGCCGTGCAGACCGGCGCGGGCGCCGGCGCCGCCGCGTTGCCAACGGCGCTTCGTGAATACGCCGACGTTGATGACCCTTACGCGCTTATGGCGTCCAGCTTGGTGGGCGCGGTGCTGGGCGGCAAGGCTGTGTCGGGCGCCGGTAATGTCGCGCGCGCTGCTGGTGAAACGGCGCGCATGGCCACCACACCCACACTTACCGAGATGCGCGGGCAAGCCCAGCGAGCCTACCGGCAGGCTGAAGCGGCCGGGGTGCAATACGAACCGACAGCCGTGGTCCAGTTTGGCGACGATCTAGCGACAAAACTGCGCCGCGCCGGGTTTGATGCCGACCTGCACCCCAAGGCCAGCGCAGCTTTGCGGCGTATTCAAGAGGCAGGTCAGCCAGGGGCGGGCGGCGCGCCCGCGGCGCCCGTATCGTTTGAGGATTTGGACATCTTGCGGCGGGTGGCCCGCGGCGCGCGGCTTAGTATTGACGCCGACGAACGCCGCATTGGGCGCATAATCATATCGGAACTCGATGATTTTGCGCTGCGCCCGCCATCAAACGCGGTCGCGGCCGGGGACGAAAAGGCCGCCGGCACCGCCATACGTGAAGCGCGCAGCCTATGGGCGCGCATGAGCAAGAGCAGCGAGATTGAAGACGCGGTCGAGCGCGCCCGGCTGTCGTCGCAAGGCAGCGGTGGGCGCATGGATGAAGCCCTCCGCGCGCAGTTTGCTTCGCTGGCCCGAGACATTCAGAAAGGCCGCGCGCCTGGCTTTACCCCCGAGGAGGCGGCCAACATCGAAGCTATTGCCAAAGGTGAAACGCAACGATTTGGCACACGTCAACTTAGCCCACTGGCGCCTAGCCTTACCCGCCGCGGCGCGGCGTCTGTACTCGCGCAGACAGGGGGTTTAGCTGCCGCAACAGGCGACCCTACTATGGCCGCGTTTGCTATTCCCTTTATGGCCACAGGCGCGGGCGCCCGCGCAGGGCGCAACGCGCTGGCCGAATTGGAAGCTGCGCGGTTGTCCGCAGGTGTGCGCCGCGGCGATGTAAGGGTGCCGCTGGCCGCGCGCCCGGTAAATCTTATGTCGCCGACCATCCAGCAAATGCTGCTTCAATCTGAGTGAGGCCCGCCATGCCGCAAGATTTCGTGAACATCATCATCGTCGTGGCCGGCGCGGCGATGGGCTGGATGCTGAAGGTCGTGTGGGAGTCGATCAAGGAGTTGCAGCAGGACACGCAACGCTTGGAGCGTGAGGTCCACACCCGCTACGTCAGCAAGGACGACTACCGGACGGACATCCAAGAACTGAAGGACATGCTGAAGGCCATCTTCGAGCGGTTGGACCGCAAGGCCGACAAATAATGGAACTGCCGAAGCTGACGCCGGTCGTCCAGTTCGCCACCGCGTCGTTCGCGTTGGCGGTCGGCGGCTATTCCGCCGGCGAAAAATTCGGCTGGTTTAAGAACGAGATCATCACGTGGACGCCGGAGCATTTTCGAATCGTGGACACCAAGATCGGCGCCCCAATCACGGTGACGGTGGCCCGCATAAAGCGGCGCGACGACTGTTCGGTCGAAGGCTTCAACGTGACGGTGCGCGACGGCGCGGGCGTGGTGCATGAGGCGCAACCCAGCATGAGCCGATTTACTGGCCCGGCTGGACCAGAGATTGATACCTTCACTTATCAACTCACCTTATCGGACAAGGAAACTATCGCGCCAGGCCGGGCAACGCTGCTGGCGACGATCAAGTACAAATGCCCCGAGGGCGAGCGGACGGTCACGTACCCGCGCCACCCCAACCTGTCATTCGCACTGGAACGGTAGATGGACGCAATCCTCAACCTCGTCAGGACGGTCGCCCCAAGCCTAGCGTCAGCCGTCGGTGGCCCGCTGGCCGGCATGGCCGTGCGGACCATCTCCGAGGCGCTGCTGGGCAAGCCAGACGGCACCGAGGACGAACTGGCGCAGGCGGCGGCGCAGGCCACACCGGAGCAGTTGTTGGCGCTGAAGAAGGCCGAGCAGGACTTCGCGGTCAAGATGCGCGAGTTGGACATCGACCTTGAGCGCATCGCCAACGCCGACCGCGACAGCGCCCGCAACCGGGAAGTCGCCACGAAAGACTGGACGCCGCGCATCTTGGCCGGCCTGATCACCTCGGGATACTTCGGCGCGCTGTTTTACATGCTCGTCAACGGCCTGCCGCAGCACGGCGGGTCTGAGGCTATGCTGGTGATGCTGGGCACCCTTGGCACGGCTTGGGGCGGCATTGTAGCGTACTATTTCGGCAGCAGCGCCGGCAGTAAAGAGAAGACCGAAGCTATGAACAGGATGGTCAGCAGATGAGCCACTTCCCAAAAATCCTTTCCAACACCCTGCACCACGAGGGGTCTTGGTCCGACCATGTAAAAGATCCGGGAGGTGCCACTATGAAAGGCATCACCCTAAAGACCTATTCGGACTACCTCGGCCGCCCAGCCATGAAGGACGAACTGCGCCGCATCCCCGACGATCATCTGGAAGCCATCTATCGCAAGGGCTACTGGGACAAGGTTAAGGGTGACGATCTGGCGGCCATCTCGCCCGGCCTTGCGGCGTGCGTGTTTGACTTCGCGGTGAACAGCGGGCCAGGCCGGGCTGCCAAGGCCCTTCAGAGCCTGTGTGGGGCGGTCACGGACGGCGGCATTGGGCCTAACACGCTGAAGCAGGCGAAGGCGTGGGCGGGCATGCTGGGGCCGCAGGGCGCGATTGACGCTTACCAGGCGTTCCGCCAGCACTACCTTGAGAGCCTAGACACGTTCGCCCACTTCGGCAAAGGCTGGACGCGGCGCGTGGGCGACATGACGGTGTTTGCCAAAGACAACGCTTGGGTTGACGCAGGAGCCTGACCATGGAACGGAACTCAATGCGGCGCGCGCGGAACCCTGACCGGGACGAAACCGTCAATTCGTTTGTCCGTGACCGCGAAGAGTTTGACATCAACGACTATACCATGCGGCTGCAACGTTTACTGCAAAACGAAGCTTTACCCGATGTGTTTTCGGTGCCTATTCAAAGCGGTCCAGTGGTCGGTCGGTATACGACAACTGATTACACCCCGGTGCTTAACGAAAAAGACGAAGCCCAACTTATGCTGTTGGGTATGCTTCCTGTAACCGATAACGTAAGCCTTGGGTCAAGGGTGCTGTCTAGGCAGGGAGGCGCCACAATGGTGCAGCCCGGCGTTAGCGCAGCTTACGGGCCGTTCCAAGCTACGGCAGGCTATCGAGGGGTTATCCCGTCGGATGGGCGCTCTCCAACGACGTTTACCCCCGCGTACAATTTCAACGTAAACACCCCCGTAGGCGAAGGCTTTTTGGCGGGGGGTATAGATAAAACGGCAGGGCAGCGCGATCCGTACATGTTTGCGTCCTACGAACGCCCGTTCTTAGGCGGTACATTAGGTGTGGACGCGTCCGCCGATACGCGGCTGCGGAACCTAGCTTTTGGGCTAGGCTACCGGCGCGCTTTCTGACGTAACCCGCCGCGTCATTTCCCGGCGTTCGCGCAGGCTCCGCAGGACGGTAAACCGCTGATGCATACGGACCAGCAGCGTCAGCCGCTTCGGGCCTGCCAGTTCGTTCTGGATCATCTGTTCCAGTTCGTCTTCCCGCAGACTGCCAAGCCGGGCCGTGAGTTCGCGCCAATTCATACCGCTGTACCTTTCAGTTCTTCCAAAGCAATGTCGGACACCGCCCGCTTGTCATAAAGCGCGGCCCAGATGCGTTCGTCAATAGTCTTGTTGCAGATCACGGCGTAGACCCACACCGGGTTCTTCTGCCCGCTGCGGTGCAGCCGCCCGATGGTCTGCTCGTACAGTTCCAGCGACCACGGCAGCGACAGGAAGATCATCTTGTTGCCGCCGTGCTGAAGGTTCAGCCCGTGCCCCGCCGACTTCGGGTGGATCAGCAGCAACTCGACCTCGCCGGCGTTCCACCGCTCGATGACGTTGGGGTCGTCAATCGTCGCCGCCTTCGGGTAGCGGCGCTTCAGTTCCGCCAGTTCTTCCTTGTAATTGTACACGATGATCGTGTTGTCTCTCTGGTTTTCCTCAAGAATTTCGTTGACCAAGTCAAACTTGTGGGTGGAGAACCAGACCGCTTCCTGCACCGGCGTAAATTTTCCGGCGATCTCTGCCGCTACGCTTTCGCTATTGTAGACGAACCCACTGGCCATCTGTTGCAGCTTGCCCGTGACCGTCGCCGCCGTCAGCGCCGTGATTTCCTTGCCACCCAGGTGGACCAGATAGTCCTTCTTCATCTTCTCATACGGCAGGCGGTCGGTCATGGCGCAGCGCATCTCGACCGTGTGCAGCGGCGGCAACCGGTCCTTGTACTCGCCAGGTTCCAGCACGAAGGTGGCCGGGCGGATGGCGCCCATGATGGCCGGCAACGCGCCCTCGCGTGGCTCCCACTCGCCGTAGTCGCGGTTGATGCAGACGAAGTATTTCTGCAAGAACGCGCCCTTGGACCGGCCCAGCAGGGCTTGGTCGATTATCTTGCACTGGCCGAACACGTCTTCGATGCCGTTGCTGGTGAACGACCCGGTCAGGCCCCAGCGGTACTTGAACCAGCCGATGATCTTTTCCAGCGACTTGAACCGCGACCCCGACGGGTTCTTCAGCCGGGTCAGTTCGTCGAACACGATCCCGTTGAACGGCCCGATGCCGCCCGGCAGCTTATCTAGGTTCTCGTAGTTGACCACCACCACGGGCGCGTTGCCGGCGAAGGCATCGACGCGCTTTTTGGGCGACCCCACGGCCACCGCAATCTCCATGCCCGGCGCCCACTTCGGCCCTTCGACCGGCCACACGTCGGTGCAGACGCGCTTCGGCGCCACCACCAGCCACCGCTTGACGTGGCCATCGGCCAGCATGGCCTGCATGGCGGTCAGGGTGATGGCGGTCTTGCCCGCCCCCACCGGCGCCAAGATCATCGCGCGGTCGTGTTCATAGAGAAAATCCGCCGCCTCATCCTGATACGGTCGCAACCCAGGCATCCACCTGCTCCTTTGTCCAAAGGCAAACGTAGCGCTGCCCCATCCGTTCCATCTCTTGCGCGAACAGCTTCTGCAACGGCGCCAGCCGCCCACCCTTGGTCTTCAACTCGACAAACCATGTCTGGCCGTCGGGCAGGCAGACGATCCGGTCAGACACCCCGCGGTGGTTGACCGACTTGAATTTGTAGGCCACGCCGCCCATCCGAGCGACGTGCCAGACCAAATGCCGTTCGATTTCGCTCTCGCGCATGAAATTCTGTTACCTCAAAAATAGGACTTGTGCAACCGGTTCTGTTGTAATAGGGTGCTGGGGCTGAAGTCAATCGAGAGGGAAACATGGCTGCACATTCAGATATTGTCGGCGGTTCGACCGCCAAACGCGTCATCGCCTGCCCCGGCAGCGTCAAGCTGTGCCAGACGATGCCGCCCAAGCCGTCGTCGCGCTACGCTGACGAAGGCACGCTGTGCCACAACATCATGAACGCCGTGCTGACGGATGACCGCAAGCCGGAAGACTTTCTGGGCGACATGCTGGGCGACATCACGGTGACTGAAGAACTGCTGGAAACCAAGGTCCGCCCTGCCCTGCGGGCGCTGGATGAGATCGACCCCCTGCGTGACATGACTTACGAATGCGAGACCGTCGTGGGCTTCGGTGACGCCCTGCCCAACGTGTTCGGGTCCGCCGACCTGTTGGGCCGCATGGGCGACCGGGCCATCGTGCTGGATTGGAAGTTCGGCGACGGCGTGGACGTGGAGGCGGAGGAGAACCCGCAGGCGATGTTCTGCGCCGCTGCCGCCATGCGGACGCCGGGCGCCAAGTGGGTGTTCGACGGCGCGACCGAGGTCGAGTGCATCATCGTGCAACCGACCGCGCGCACGCCCATCAAGCGTTGGCTGACCACGCCCGACCGCATCCGCGCCTTCGAGCGGCAGTTGTTTGCGGCGGTCGCGGAGGCGCTGGGGCCGGACCCGTCCATGGCCACCGGCGACCACTGCCGCTGGTGCGCTGCCAAGCCCGTGTGCCCGCTGCTGAACGGCGCTGCCGACCGGGCGCTGGCCGCGCAGATCAACGCGCTGGACGCCGCCGGCATCGGCGAGATGCTGACCAAGGCCGACCTGCTGGACCAGTGGATCACGGACCTGCGGGCGCTGGCGTTTCAGATGATGGAGAAGGGTGTTGCGGTGCCAGGCTACAAGCTGGTGCCGAAGCGCGCCACCCGGCAGTGGGTCGACCCCGAGCAGGCGCAGGCCGCGCTGGAAGGTATCGGGCTTGACCAGACAGAATTGATGGAGACAAAGTTGCTGTCCCCGGCGCAGATGGAGAAGGTGCTGAAGAAGCGCAAGCTCTCCATGCCGGCGGACCTGATTGTCGCCATCTCATCAGGTAACACGCTGGCAACCGAGGATGATCCTCGCCCGGCGGCGTTGCAGATCGGCCGGCAGTTGTCGGCTGCTCTTGGTAAACTCGTGTAAAGGATAGTAAAATGAACGGTATCGTAAAGTTCGGCAACGCTAACCTCCCGTCCGCGCAATCGCTGGCGCAGTCCCTGCGGGCGCTCGATACGGGCGCTGCCCTTGGCAACACGGTCATCCTGAAAATGGACAAGACCGGCCACTGGGTCTTCGGTGCTGACCAGACCGAAGTGGAGGACGACAGCCTGTGGGCGATCAACCCCTTCAGCTTCACGCATGGGTACATCGCGTGGGGTGACGGTGAGGTGCTGGGCGAGAAGATGGCGTCGGTGTCGCAGCCGCTGCCGGAACTCGACGCGGCGCCGCCCGGCGCGAAAAGGGGCTGGGAGCCGCAGGTCGGCATGTCCTTGCAGTGCATCAAGGGTGAAGACAAGGACATGGAAGCGCGCTTCTCAACCACGGCGGTGGGCGGTAAGCGGGCGGTGCAGGTGCTGGCGCTGGCCATCGCCACGCAAGTGGAGAAGGACCAGAACAAGCCTGTGCCGGTGGTGCGCCTGAAGAAGGAGCATTACATGCACAAGTCCTACGGGCGTATCTACACCCCGGTGTTCGAGGTGATGGATTGGATCAGCCTTGACGGCCCCGGTGCTGAACCGGAAGCCGTGGCCGAACCGGAAGCCGAGGCCGCGCCTGCCGAAGCGGGGCGCCGTCGCCGGCGCACAGCCTGAGAAGGACCGGCCCCGGCGCAAGCTGGGGCCGTTTCATAGGGGGTCATTATGAAGCATGTTGTAGGTCTGAGTGGCGGTAAAGATTCAACCGCGCTGGCGTTGCGCTTGGCGGAGATAGAGCCGCGCGACTATGAATATATCTGCAACGAAACTGGCAACGAATTACCCGCGATGCAGGACCACTGGAAGAAACTGGAAGACATGCTGGGTAAACCTATCCTTCGCGTTCGGCATACGAAGGATTTGGAAGGCACCATTCACCAGATGAACATGCTGCCCAGCGTGTTTGCCCGCTGGTGTACGCGGGTGCTTAAAATCCAACCGACGATTGCGTACATGGAGCAACTGCCTGAAGGGTCTGTTCTGTACGTCGGGCTGCGCGCGGACGAAGAAGCCCGGCGCGGGCTGTACGGCGAAGACATTACGATCCGCTTTCCGCTGCGCGAGTGGGGCTGGAAAGAGGCCGACGTGTGGGCCTACCTCGACAAGCGCGGCGTCTGTATCCCCGCCCGCACCGATTGCGCGTGGTGCCCGTATCAACGCCTTGGGGAGTGGCGCGACTTATACAACAACTACCCTGATTTGTGGGCGCAGGGCGCTGCGTTGGAAAAGCAGATGGGGGCGACGTTCCGCAGCCCCGGTCGTGACACTTGGCCTGCTGACATGGAAGCGCTTGGCCGCGAGTTCGCCAGTGGGCGAAAACTGCGCGAATACAAGCGCGGCGACACCTGCCGGGTTTGCTCCCTGTGATCCTCTGGCTTGACTTCGAAACCCGCAGCCGCTGCGACCTGACCAGCGCGGGCGCCTACAACTACGCGCAGCACGGCAGCACCGAGGTGCTGTGCATGTCCTACGCCTTCGGCGATGACGACGTGGTGACGTGGCTGCCAGGCCAGCCCTTCCCTGACCGGGTGGCGCAGCACCGGGGCCAGATACGCGCCCACAACGCCGCCTTCGAGCGGCTCATCTTCTGGTATGTGCTGGCGCCCGATCAGGGCTTCGCCGAACCGGCGTTGGAGCAGTTCTATTGCACCGCAGCGCAGTCCCGGTCCAACTGCGGCCCCGGCAGCCTCGAAGACGTGGGGCGCTTCGCCGGCGCGTCCATGAAGAAGGACCACCGCGGCGCGCAGTTGATCCGTGCGCTGTCCATCCCCAAGCCCGACGGTACGTTCCGCGAAGACGCGGCGCTGATGGCCGAGATGGTGGCTTATTGCGAACAGGATGTCCGTGCGATGCGCGCCGTCAGCAAGGCCATGCGGGAGATGTCCGACGACGAACTGGCCGAATACCACACGAATGAGCGGATCAACGACCGTGGCGTGCTGGTCGATACGGCGCTGTGCGACGCCGCCGCGCGCTACGCCGCGCAGGAACTGACCGAGATCGAGCAGACCGTGCGTGAGGTGACCGAAGGCGCCATCACCAGCGTCCGCAGCCCCAAGATGCGGGCGTGGGTCGAACACCGCGTGGGCGCCGAGGCCCGCAAGCTGATGATCGTCCATAAGGACGGCGAGGCTAAGGTGTCGATCGACAAGACCGTGCGCCACAACCTGCTGGCGCTGGCCGATGAGAACCCCGACGAAGTGCCGCCCGACGTGGCCGAGGTGATCCAGTGCGCTGACGACCTGTGGGCCAGCAGCGTGGCTAAGTTCAACCGCGCCGCCGCGCTGGCTGACACCGAGGACAACCGCGTGCGCGGCGCGTTCGTGTTCGCCGGTGGGTCGGCCACGGGCCGCGCGTCCAGCTTCGGCCTGCAGGTCCACAACTTCCCCCGCAAATGCGCTGCCACGCCCGACGATGTGCGGCAGGCCATGGTGCGGGGGCACCAGATCGTGCCGGCCTACGGCAAGCGCGTCACGGACGTGCTGAAGGGGATGCTGCGCCCGGCCATGCTGCCG